CGGAAATATTAGCGAAATTATTAGATGAACGATGTTAAAATAAACATATCATCTACAGGATTCCCTAGTCAATTTGTATCAGATGCTGAAAAGGCTACTGATGAATTTGGTTTGCAGATTGGACAAGCAATTCAATATGAATGGTTCAAGAAAGATGGGAGACAATGTAGATTTTACAGCCAATGGGGAGATTTTCACAGACTAAGACTATATGCTCGAGGAGAGCAATCTGTAGGGAAATATAAAAATGAGTTAGCCGTAGATGGTGACTTATCATACTTAAACCTAGATTGGACACCTGTTCCTATATTACCAAAGTTTGTTGACATCGTTGTCAACGGAATGTCTGATAGATTATTTAAAGTTAAGGCATATTCTCAAGATGCTTTATCTCAATCTAAAAGAAGCAAGTTTCAAGAAATGATTGAAGGGCAAATGATTGCAAAACCATTCCTTCAAAAAATACAAGAAAACACAGGAGTAAATCCGTTTACTGTAGATTCAGAAGAACTACCTGAAACGGATGAAGAACTAGCATTGTATATGCAGCTTAAGTATAAGCCTGCAATTGAGATAGCAGAAGAGACTGCTATTGATACAATGTTCGATGAAAACCACTACCAAGATATTCGTAAAAGAATTGATTATGATTTAACTGTATTAGGTATGGGTGTAGCTAAGACAGAGTTTTTGCCGGGTGCAGGCGTAAAGGTTGAATATGTAGACCCTGCCAATATTGTGTATAGCTACACCGAAGACCCTAACTTTAAAGATTGTTTTTATTGGGGTGAGATTAAAACAGTTCCAATTATTGAGTTAAAGAAGATAGACCAAACCTTGACAAATGCAGACTTAGAAGAAATATCTAAGTATGGACAGTCTTGGTATGATTACTATAATGTAGCTCAGTATTACGATAACGATATATTCTATAGAGATACTACTACTTTAATGTATTTTAATTATAAGACAACTAAGAAGGTTGTATATAAGAAAAAGATTAAAGATAGTGGAGCTATATCAATGGTAGAAAAAGATGACCAATTTAATCCACCAAAAGAAATGATGGATGAAGGGTCATTTGAAAAAGTAGAAAAAACTATTGATGTGTGGTATAACGGTGTTATGGTTATGGGTACTAACATAATACTTAAGTGGGAAATGGCTGAGAATATGGTAAGACCAAAGTCGGCTACACAGCACGCACTTCCTAATTACGTTGCTACAGCACCAAGAATGTACAAAGGTGTTATTGAGTCTTTAGTTAGACGTATGATACCATTTGCTGATTTGATTCAGATTACTCATTTAAAACTACAGCAAGTTATTGCTAAGGTTGTACCTGATGGTGTATTCATTGATGCCGATGGATTAAATGAAGTAGACCTAGGTACAGGAGCAGCATACAACCCTGAAGATGCATTAAGACTATACTTCCAAACAGGTAGTGTTATTGGTAGAAGCTATACAGGCGATGGTGAATTTAACAACGCAAGAGTACCAATACAGCAGCTAACATCTAACTCAGGTGCATCTAAAACTCAGATGCTTATCGGTAATTACAATCATTATCTAAACCAAATCAGAAATGTAACAGGTCTTAATGAAGCTAGAGATGGTAGCTTACCTGACAGAGACACTTTAGTTGGCTTGCAAAAAATAGCAGCTCAACAATCTAATATAGCTACTAAGCATATTAATAATGCAAGTCTATATTTAACTCTAAGGTTATGTGAAAACATTTCTAAAAAACTAGCGGATGTTGTTAGCTTTCCTTTAACCGCGAATGCGTTAAAGAATTCTATATCTACTTTTAATGTTCAAACTTTAGCAGAGATATCAAACTTAAACTTACACGATTTTGGTATATTCCTAGACTTAGAACCTGACGAAGAAGAAAAAGCGCAACTAGAACAAAACATACAAGTAGCTTTACAGTCTGGAGGTATCGACTTAGAAGACGCTATAGATCTTAGGCAAATACGTAATTTGAAACTAGCAAATCAAATGCTAAAACAAAAACGTAGGCTAAAACAAGAGAGAGATCAAAAAGCAGCTCAAGCTAATATGCAGGCTCAGGCTCAAGCTAATGGTCAACTAGCAGAGCAAACAGCTATGGCTGAAACCCAGAAGCAACAAATACTAAC